GTAATAACCAACCTCTCCCGAAATGTAAGGGAGTGCTAAACTTAATGAAGCCTAACTGTCTACTCGGGGGCCCCTTTTACGTTTTCGTTAACAAATTGAAACGTGAAGGGCGGTTGCTTGAGTTTGCAGTTAGCATATTAAATTCAAAGAAAGGTATGCCCCGTCCATCTGATGATATGGTGGAACAGACGATCGAAGCAACAGTAACAGCACTATTAACACCCCCCGTGATGCCTCCGGACGAATCCGTTGAGGTCCCGGCGCGTGGTAATAGTGTTGCCAATGTTGTTAGAGACTCTGTTCTTACTGTTGAGTTAATGGACAGTCTGTTAAGAGAAGTCATCCACGATGTTTTCGGTGGTGCGAACCCTAATCCTTTTTCACTGGATACACTTACTAAACCAGTCTTCCCAAGCTTCAATAGTTGTTATTATGAAAAGAAGCATAAGGGGGGCTCTGTCAAATATATGGATGGGATGGTCAAATCTGATTTGGCTGTTCCGCTAGATGTGAGTGTTGAGAATGTTGATATAAACGAGAAGGAGTGGTGGGGTGATCTGGATGGTACCAGAAGATCAGTGTTAGGGCTGAGGTACTGTGACGAGAGGTGGAAGGTTTGGTATAGGAAGTTTTATTGGAAAAGGTTCCGGGAAGCGATAGATGAGTTACCTCATGTTAAGCCAGTTGGGTTGAAGGAGGCACTAAAAGTGCGGGTCATTACAAAAGGACCACCTTTGACTTATTTTGTGCTTAAGCCCGTCCAAAAGTATATGTGGCAGCAGCTAAAAAGGCTGCCCTGCTTTGAGTTAATCGGCCGTAAGGTCGATTCCAACGTGATGTGGCGTTGCTTTGGTCACGGGGAAGAACGCGAGTTTTTCTCTGGCGATTATAGTGATGCCACGAACAAGATCCATTCATGGGTTTCGGAGTGCCTTCTGAGGCACTTGATTGATCTGTGGGAAGCACAATGTGGCTTCTCCCTCTTTAATCTTCGAGATTTAATGGGTCGCGCCCTTACCGGTCATATGATCGATAATAATGGTGGTTGGAACTCGCAGAAGAATGGACAATTGATGGGCAGTATAATAAGCTTTCCCTTTCTGTGTTTGGCAAACTTCGCTCTGGTGAGGTGGGCCCTTCGGGGTGCTGCGGCAATGGCTAAGATAGCCACCATGGGTGAAAGAGAAGCAGATAGGATGTGCTGGGAGCGAGGGCATGAGGTGCTTTATCCGTTGTATGCGCCATGGTCAAACGGTACCCCGATTAGAATTAATGGGGACGATTGCATAGCGGCTTATAGTGTAGATGGTGCGGAGGAGTTTCGGGCGAGGTGGAGTCAGGGTGATCCGGTGATGGGACTTGTGGAGAGTGTGGGCAAAACCTACTTTTCACGTGATTTCGTTACGGTGAACTCTCGATTTTATCGTTATTCAGTTCGGGGCTTCGAGGAGGTATCATTTGTTAACTTAGGGCTGCTATATGGTCTAAAACGCTCAGAGGCTTGGGATGAAAATCGCAAGCAATCTGATATAGATGACTTGGGGATGATATGGGACGATCTAGTCTCTACAGCTCCAAAAGATACGATAAGCCGATTATATCAAGGCTTTGTGTTTAATAACAGGGAACAGCTGAAACGTTTTCCCGGTCGTTGGCGACTACCCAGTGTCCTGGGAGGCTTAGGCCTCCCAGGCGAGTGGGATCACCAGGACCAGTGGTACGCGGCATGTGCCCTCGCCCTACTCCGTAACGGCGACCAGCCCCCTAGGCAGAGGGATGAAGAGCGATGGGTCTTAGACAAATGTGTCTACGAACAGATCCAGGACTTTCACCCACTGATAAGTGGTTGGTCGACCGTGCCGGCGGAGGAGGAGGAAACACCTGATTGGTACTTGAACTTTTGTTACAGCGTGTATCAGTCGTATCCGAGCTTATTAGAAAAAACTTCGAAGTCATCTTATAATTATGAGGAGCGTTTTAGAGCGTGGAATGGCCGTGTGCATCGTTTTTTGCACAAGCATCCCGAGGTCAAGCCGATGGCCAGAACCAAGAAATGTTTCGATGGATGCAGGATACCTATATCGAACCGAGAATTTGCGAGCCATATAATGGGACTCGAGAAAGAAAGATCCGTGGTAATAGTAGGACGTTGAGGGGTGGGAGCGGCGTGTTGTGTGTGTGTGTCTTGATTGGAGCATGCTTCGGTAGGCGAGAGCCGAGGGGCAGAGATCTTGAATGATAGTGTTTGAGATGAATAGCGTAACAACTGGGTTTAACCAGGAATTGGGCTGATCAGGATACGATACATTACACAATCCCATCCCGTTGTTGATGACAGAGATTACAACAACG